ATGGAAGAACTGGCTGCATATATTGCCAGCGAAATGAATACCAACATCCACCACCCATCAGTCTTGAAGATGAAGGAACTATTGAGCTACGACGTTGCTGAAGAGACCCGCAAGCAGATGGCCCTGCCTTGGTATGCCCAGATTGGCACCACCAGCCCCCAAGCGATTGCTGCTTCCAACGGCACGGCTGCTATGGCCCTTTTTACTGAGCGTGTGGGTCAAGATCGTCCGTGGGACCACAAGCCCACATTGCTAAAACTCTTCGGTGGCAAACCCCGCCACAAACAAGGCGCCTACGACTACTTTTACGACATCTGGTCGAACATCCACTATGGGTATGTAGGTAGGGCTGGCGGGCTTTCAGAAAGCGTTCTTTCCGATGGTGCTGGGGCCGAGCAAATTGTCTCGGACTCCGAACGGAAATTACGAGAGCTGGTCGGGCTGAACTCAGGCAAAAAACCACTCCCAGGCCCACATCGTTCAGCAGATGTTGACGGGCTAAGGGCTTGGGATGATGCTCCTGACCGGATATCGATTAGCATCGGCATAAAACTCTATAACCAACACCCCAATGGAGGCATCACAGCCAAGATGGTCATGGACGAAGTATTGGCAGTATCGCCAGAGGAATGGGGGGACGGTGCAAGTGAGCACAAATGCGAAACCAACTAGATATGGGCGGATATTCCTAGCGCCCCTGCTCCTGTTACTTTCCCCGTTTGCATTCTGGTATTTCGCAACACCTACGGTAATCGTCCACTACTCAGAGGATGCGACGGAAAAGCTGGGCTGTGTCTGGAATACACAGCACAGGATCTACAGGAGTGGTCGCGGAGGGTTGTACCCCGGCGAGAACTCGTTGGACTTCGGCCACATCTTTCCAGATGAAAACTTCTTTATGGAGTTCTACTGGTGGGGCAAAAAGACCCGCAACCACTGCGTTAATGTCACTCCAAAGTGGCCGACGACACATATCTATCTGGATGCAAACGGCGATATCGACACCAGCGAAGGCAGCGGCACGGACATTGATCGCTTGAAGCAATGCACCACCGACACGGCGAAACCATAGGGCGATATATTCCAGAACTGGCCCCCGATTTTTTGGAGAGTTGCACAGAGTGCGCGGTCTGTGGGCCAGGTGGAAACGATAAGTTGGTGGCCCGCTCACACCAAAGGACTGTCATCCTGCACTGCGGTTAAACTGAAGATGTGAGCGAGCAAGAGAATTCTACAATACTCGCTCCCGTCAGCTTCCCTACCGCCGCCAAAATTTCCAGCCTCATTCATACGGAGTTAGTAACTCTGGCTGGATAATAATGGAGGGGGTCCTCCTCGGCGTCCTGCCGAACGAACACAATCCCACAATTTTAGTAGTGAATTTCCAACGCATCGCTGGTAGCCTCGTCGCCACGTTCGCCAGGCATTGAGGGATGCCGTCGAAAATAGAAGCCCCGAGGCCGCGAATTTTGGGGCTTTGCTTTTTCTCAAACCAGCACCGCCATCGCACTGCCCCAAAGCTTCAACCGATCCTCCTGACCATTGAGCCCTCCATTGATGCGCCGGGTGATCTTCTCGAAGTCGCCCTTGTCGGCGAAGGTATTCAACCCGGCGCGCTGCCAGAACCAACCTGCCGACAGGCAGGCGTATTGCGGCTGCTCCAGCAGTTCGGGGTGCGCAATCAGATCAATGCCCAGTGCATCCCCGCATGCCGCGTAGTTGGCACGCCCGGTGATCTGGATCAGGCCCCGACCGCGATACTTGAAGCCGTCACCGGCCACGGTGTTGCCCAGGTCTGCCCTGCCCTCGTATCGCGCCTGGGCGGGTGTCGGCCCCCAAATCTCACGCACGTAGACCAACTGGCCGGATTCATGGCCGATCTGGGCAATGAAGGCGGCAACCCGTTTACTGCCAACAATCTGATAGCGCTGCATGGCAGTGTTGAGAGCAGGAACAAAAACGCCGGCTTTCGTGCCGGCGTTCGGAAGAATTTGCAGCAATTGCTTCGTTGTGATGGACATACAAACTCCAGGCGTAAAAAAACCGCACTCGGCGGCTATGGATGCGCGATAGCGCAGTTACAGGTTCACGACTTCGAGCGGTTTAGTTGGTTTCTTCGATTTCTTGCCCTTGGCTTTCGCCTTGCCATGCTTGCCGCCGTTGCACTCGACGGTGGTCGACCAGCCGGCTTGGGTATACACCTGCTCGACCGAATCGGTCAGGTACTCGCCATCGAGGCCGACCTTGAAGCCTTGGGCAATGATCGGACGCTCGGCAAACAGGTCCGTGCGGCCCGGCATCTCAAACCGCACGCCGGCGCTCGAGCGATTGAACGCAGCCAAGCGCGCCTTGGCGGCGGCCTCGGCGGCGGTTTTGTCATGGTAGATATGCCGATCGGTATGCACCGAGGGCAGCCCGGTCGGCAGGTCGTCATTGTCCAGCGACACGACCTCCAGCTTGCCGGTTTTCTTGTCTTGGTGTTTGGCTCCCACCGACTTGTGCGTGTTGCGGTCGCCCAGGCTGAACTGCCAACGACTGACGTCCGCCCGGGTCAAGGTGATCGCGCCAAAGGCCTTGCCGCTGGCCGTCTGTCCGCCCTGACGCGGCACGACCAACAATTTGCCATCCGCGACCTTGGCCGTGCAGTCGTATTGCTTAGCCAGGCGCGTGATGAAGTTAAAATCAGACTCGCCGTGCTGGTCCGCCCGGGCGACCTTGGTCGACACCGGACACCCCGCCGCCCAGCCATTGCGCGCGGCGATGTCGCCGACGATCTTCGACAACGGCACGTCCTCCCAACTCCCGCTGCGGATGGTCTTGCCACTGCCGCGCATGTCGCTGGCCTTGCCTTTGATCACGATCGTATCCGGCGGGCCGGACACCGTGACCTCATCGACCACGTAACGGCCCAGCCGGGCCAAGCCGGTCTCGGCGTAGCCCAGATAGACCTCGATCCCGATGCCACGCCGAGGCAGCGTCACCAGCCCATCACGGTCATCAATGCGCAACTCGAAGGTGTCCGAATCCATGCCCGGCTTGTCGGTGGTGCTGAGTTGAATCAGCCGGTCATTGATCAGCCCGGTGATATCGGCTCCGTCGGCCACGATGCGAAATTGAGGTGTCATGGATTTTTTCCGAAAAAAAACCCGCACAAGGCGGGCCAGAAAGTAAGGATTTGAAAAGGGAGCAATGAAAGTGTAGATCATCAATCCCATAACGTGACCTGCTCCTGGGCGGGTGCGACCAGCGCCGGCAACACGATCAGCACGCCGTCGCGGTAAGGCTGAGGTTCATCGGCCAACCCCTGATTGGCGTCCAGCACCGCCTCCACGCTGCCGATGAGGTGGCCATAAAAGTTATGGCAGATGGTGTCCAGCAGATCCCCTTCAGACGTTCTGCATGTCGTCGCCATAGCGCGCAAACTCCAGAGTGAACCCTTGTTTACGCGGGATACCGCCCTGCATCAGCGCGCTTTGTTCTTCCTCGAGGCTTTTCAGGCACCAGGTACCCAGCGCATCGCCATAGCCCGTCGTCAATGTCAGCGGCTTGAGCTGGGCGCCGATCGCGCGCAACGTGTCGAGCTGCTTTAGACCACCCTTGAACCCGGGAAAAATCGCGCCCTTGAGCGTGATTTTTTCGTCGCCCATGCCGACGCCTTGCTGGGCCGGACGGCGCGACAGGCGCTCCTGGGATGCCCAGCGGAATTCGGTCGAGCGGCGCAGCTCGTCAAACGCCGCGGTGTCGAGGTTGAAGAAATACGGCTGCGCCTTGGGGTCTTCCGGCTGGATAATCAGCAGGTGCGGAAACGGCTTAACCGCCTCCGGCGCCGGCGTCTGATCCGTGGCAAAGGCCCCCGTGGGCACGATGTTGGCCAGCGACGGACTGACCATACCGGCGATCTTGTTGATCGCCGTCGCCGCCTTGCCCGCCTGTTCCTTCAGCACGCCCATGCGTTCATCAATTTGCGACAGCGCCCGGGTGGCCGTGCCGTACATGGCCACCACTTTCCCGACTTGAGCCTGAGCGGCATTCACCCCGCGCATGACGCGCTGAAGCTGGGCGCCGACCGCCGGCCCGACAAAGGGCAGCCCCTCCAGTTCGGACGCGGCGCCGGTGATTTCCCCGATCGCGCCATTCACCGGCCCCAGCATACCGTCCAGACTGCGTCGCCCGGTCTCCCCGGCCGAGGCCAGGTATTTCAGCCCTGACTGTAACTGCTGCAATGCCGTCTTTTCCTGATCAGACATACGCCCTCCTGATTAAACGTGCGGCTCGTCATAGAGCTGACTGCTGCCCACCTGCTTGGCCATGTCGCGATAGTACTGATCGAGCTGCGGCTTGATCTGCGCAAAAAGCTGATTACCATCCTTCACGTCACCGTTGACCGTCAGCGTAAACGGCGCCTGAATGTCCACCTTAGACTCGATTTTTGGCGCTTCGGGCTTCGCCGCCATCGGTTTCACCAGCGCCGCCGCGTCCGCGCTGGCCGGTGGCAGCATCATGGCCTTGGCCGCCGCTCCCGGCGCCGGCGCGGGATCTTCAAGGCCCGACTTGATCACCGGCGGACGACGCAGCTCCGAACCCGGAAAGCGCACCTTATTGGCAAAGTGCGGCAACAACATAGCGTCTTTCGAGTTGAGGTCGCGCGGGTCATACGACACCGGCGACGCCGGTACGACCGGTGCGGTGGTATTCGACGTGGCCGCAACACTCGCCCCCGGATTGGCCAGCATCAACGGCCCACTGGTCGACGGGGCAAATGACTGGGCAATCCCGCCCAGCACCGGAGGAATGTCCTTGCCAGCATTGGCCATCATCAGCGGCCCGGCGGCCGGCATCCGCTTCAGGTCGTCCGGCGTGCCAAACGCTGCCTTGCCCAGAGAACCGCCCAGCGCGTCACCGCCCATACTGCCGAGATACCCGCCAATCAAGCCGCCGACAATAGTGCCAATTACCGGAACCACCGAACCAACCGCCGCCCCCGCAGCGGCACCGGCCAACGTGCCCGCCAGTCCACCGACCGCCGCGCCATACCCTTCAGCTTTTTCGTCTTGCGTCACCGCGTTGTCGTAGGTGTCCTTGGCTTTCAGACCGGCCTGAACGACCGCAAAAATCGCCGGCCCCTTGACCCCGGTCGCCACGGTTTTACCGATACCACTGACCGCCTTCCCGACCGAACTGGCGGCGCTCGCCGCGCTGGCCACTTTGGCCGTGTTAGACGCCACCTTGGCCGTGGTGTTGGCCGTCGACGCCACGCGCTCCAACTTGCCCGCCCGCCCGCCACGCCGCCCCCTGCGGCCTTTTTTATCTTTTTTATCGCTGTCCAGATCACCCGCATCCAGACCACTGCCGCCCCCGCTGCCACCCACCACAATGACCTTTTGCGGGATGTTCGGATTGCCCATCAGCGACGACCCGCGCCCGATGTTCAGCAAACCCTTGGCGATCTTGAACGTGCTCATCGCACTCTGAAAGGCAATCACCGCCGCGACGGCCGTGCCGATCCCCGTCACCACTTTGGGCGACTCGTCGGCCAATTTACTCAGCCCTTGGGTGACATAGGTCAGTCCATCCGCCACCTTGTCCGTGACCGGACGCATCGCGTCACCAATAGCACGCATGGCCTCGTCCATGCCTTGCGCCATCTCCGCCCACTTCTGCGCCGACGTCTGGCGGCGCTCCTCAAGGTTTTTGTCCAAAATCCCCGTGGCGCTGGCCGAGTCTTTTTTCAGCCTGTCGTACAAGTCCTTGTTCTGCATGTAAGCGGTCAGCGCCGCTTTGACCTGCATGTCGGCAAACAGATCGCCGGTGCGCAAGGCTTGCTCCAGGGAGGCAATCATGGCCTTGGCTTTTTCCGGGTCCGTCTCTTTACTGATCTTGGCCGTGGCTTCGGCCATGGCTGCGGCTTTCTTCGGATCGGTCGCCGCAATGTATTTTTGCGCCAGCTCAAAGCTCGATTCCAGCGTGGACTTGCCATTCTGCAGCCCGGTGTTCATCGACCCTTGATAATCGATCCCGGCCTTTTTATACGCTGCTACGGTTTCGCCGGAGCCGATCTTGCCCATCCAGTTTTTCAGGTTATTGGCCGCCTCATCCGAACTGCCAGCCGTTTTCATCTGTACCTGGAGCATGGAACCCAATTGAGTCACCGCATCCATGCCGGTGATGTTCAGAGCGCCCATGTTCGCCAGCAGTTCAGGAAACCACTTAGCCATGTCGGCCGCTTCAAAGCTGCCGGCTTGTCCTTGATAGGCGATCGCCTCCAACGCCTGCTGCATCACGGCCGGGTCGGAGATCTTGGCGTTTTGCCCCAGGGCGTTGATCATCTTCGCCGTTTCGGTGCCATCCGAACCCTGCCCCACGACGAACTTCGCCGCTGTCGGGGCATACGCCATGGCCTTGTCCAGTTCCATACCGGCGCCCACCAGGGCATTCACCACCTCGGCCACCTGATTACGCGCCATGCCGGTGTCGCGCGAAGTGTCGATAATGGTCCTCGACATCTGCGCTTCTTCGGGTTTGTTGGCAATGTTCGACTTGATCGCAATGTCGCGGATGATCGCGCCATAGTCCGCGCTGACCTTGGTCGGAATGGCCATCGCCGCCGTGGCAGCCACCGCCTGACCGACACTGCTTTTGAGCTTCTGCTTGCCCTCATCAACCTGCAGGTGACCTTTGGCTTTCAGTTCGGCCTTGTGCGCCACCTGCCCCATGGCTGAATAAGCCTTGGTCAAATTGCGTACTTCCACACCCTCTTTCTTCAAGATGCCGAGGTTGCGTTCCAACTGCTTTTCCAGCGCCGAGGCGCCTTTCTCGCCCGCCAAGTGCGCCTTGCGCCATTCATCGCGCAGACGCATGGTGTCGCCAATGGTCTTTTCCAGCACCCGGGCTTTTTTGCCGGTGGCCTCTAGCCGCTCGATGCGACCGGTGACGTCCTTGAACGCCGAGCCCACCGTGGAACTGACCGCCCCGCCAATGACCAGACCGAGCGCGAGTTTGTTCGCCATTTGCGTGCCCTATACGTCGGAGGAGTTCAAAGGCGGCTCAATCCGTGAGCCACCACAGCATCTGATCAAAGGGCAGCGACTCAATCTCGGCCACAGAAAACCCTGTTTCTCTGGCCAAGCGTTGAGCCGTGTCCCTGAGCGTGACGGCGTTAAACGTCGTCTTCTTCGACCAGGCGAAAATAGCCAGCCGAAAGGCGGTTGTAGTCCTTGTATTTCAAGGTCAACAGTTCCGCCTCGGTCAGTCCCACCAGGCTGCTGAACAACGACAGCTCCTGCTTTTCAAAGTCGCCATTGCCGGCGGCCTTGGATGCGCGCCAGTCGAGCATGCTGGGCGCACGCATGGTCAGCGCGTCGGTCTGCACACCGCTGATTACGGTTTTGTATTTGAGCGTTACCGTAACGCCCTCGTCGGTCAGCTTCAGCCACTTCGGCAAGGTCGGTTCGCTGGTGTCTTGGGAAACTTGAGTCATGTGCTTTTAGTCCTTAGAGGCCAACGGCCGAGCGTTCTGCGGCCAGTTGATCGACGCCGTCGATCACCTGAATCATGTTGAGCGGGTCGATTTCGTACATCACGCGACCCTCGATTTCGAGTTTGTAATAAACGGCCTTGATCGCGTGTTTGATTTCCGCCTTGTCGCCCGGCTTCCAGTCGCCCATGTCGACCTCTTTGATGCCACCGCGCAGGGTGACCACGACCGGCGTCATTTCGCCTTTCAGGCCTCGGAAGGCGCCACGAAAGACAATGCTGCACGCGGTCTGATCGGCCAGACCGAAGTACTTCAGCGACTCACGGCGCACGCCGTTGGTGGTAAACGCCGCTTCCAGCTTTTCCAGCCCCATGGCCATCTCGATCGGGGCGGACATGCCGCCGCCCTGATAGTCATCGGTCTTTTGCGTAAGCTTGGGCAGCGACAAAGTGGGCACGTCGCCGGCGAAACTCACGCCGTCGACAAAGGCGTTCATGTTGGAGAGAACTTGAGGAATCATTACGCGGCCCCCTTAGGCGGTTTCAATAACTTCGGTCAACCATTCGTTGGTGACTTCAATGAGGAAATTCGGGTTTTCGGCCGGCGGCACGTCGGTGAAGCGGATGCGCCAGAACACTTTGCCCTGCTCAATTTGGCTGGCCGTGTTCTTCTCCTTGTCTGCGTAGACTTCGAAGTTGATCACCGCGCCGGCGTTCTTCTGATCGCGCATGAACGCCTGAAGGCCCTCGGTCACGTCCTGCACGTAGGTCTTGGTGATCGAGCGGTCGACCGCCCACTTGTGCCCCGCCTGGATCGCATCCATCAGGATGTCGCAGGTCCGTACGCGGGTGACGAACGCCCATTTCGGATCGCTGGACAGCGTGCGGTTGCCCCACAGGCGATACCCACCGTCACGCAAAATCGTCGCGATGTTCGCGTTGTTCAGCAGGTTGGCCCGGCAGGTTTCGTCGCCGTCCAGGTACTCGATCGGGCGCGTGGTGCCGGTGATGCCGACAAACTCCTTGTTCGACGGCGACGCCCAGTAGCCGTAAGTGGCGTCGGTCCAGGCAAACAGCCCCGCAACCCACGCCGAGCCCGGCGCGTCGATGGTTGCGCTCAACACCGTGTCCCAGTACTTCACGCCGGGATCGACCATGTACAGACGCTTGCTGCCGAACTCCAGCGCGTAGGCCATGGCCGCCTCATCGGTCGTGTTCGGGCCATCGATGATGGCCATCGCGCGCAACTTGCCGGCCAGCGCATCCATGGCGGTGGCCACGGCCTGGGTCGACGAATGCCCCGGGGCGATCAGCAGCTTGGGTTGGGCGTTGTGCTTGCTCTTGCCGTCCAGCAGCGCTTGCAGGCCGGTACGCTGGCCCGAGGCCAGAACGCCACCAATGACGGCGGACGTTTGCAGCGCTTCGTCAGCGAGCTTAGGCACGCCAATGGCGACGATCACCGCCTTGGCCCGCACGTAGATCGCCTGACAGGCCTTGGTGATCGCCGAGTCGGGACCGAAGGCAGCGATCGCCTCGCGCTCGGTGGTGATCAACTTCAGCTCGCCGGCCTTGGCCGTGCCGCCACCGAGGATGCCCGGGGTGAAGGTGTCGCACAGGCCGATGATCGACGACGACGGCAGCGAGATGGTGCGCGCGCCGGTGTCGATCAGCGAGGTGGTGACGCCGTGAAAGAAACTCATAAGGCTCAATCTCCAGAAACGGAAAAGCCCCGCATTCGCGAGGCTGTCGGGGGTGTTCGTGTTGCGCGTAACGGAAAAGAAAACGCCCCGTCAGTGCGGGGCGTTTATTGGATCAACGTGGCGATCCAGTCCGGGGCCGAGGGTCGATGCTCGATCAAAGGGAACCCGCCCGCGTCGGGCCATTTGCGCAAGGCGAAGCGGTACGCCTGAAGCTCGGTGTATTGAGCTGGCGTCAACGTCGTTGAACCGCCCTCCAGTTCGTCGCGGTGCCGCGAAACAAGGCCGTCGGTGGCAGCAAGCAGTCCACCCCGCCAACCCCGCTCTATTGCAGCAAGATCCTCCGGAGAGGGCGGCGGCGGACCAATCAGCAGCGGGTAGCCATCTTCGCCACTTGAAATTTGCTTACCCATGGCCTGCCCCGCAAAAAGTTCTGCATGTCGCTCCTGGGTGATTTCTACCGCATCCGCCGGAATCAAGCAGTCCGGGTTATCAACCTCCAGCATGTCAGGCGTTGCGTTCATGTCGGGAATATTACGGTAAGTAATCGGCTCAGCCCCAGTGTTCGACGTCAGCTCGTCGCCCACCCATGCCGACTCACCCGGTTGCACGACGATATCCACCGATGGTCTGATCCAAGCCGGGTCCTGAATCTTGACCAGGCGCGCCCCATGAATCGCGCCGTCATAGAAGCCGCCAGTTTTTGCGAAATAGAACATTTTTTACTCCTTAGTAGCCGATGGCCGTCCAATAGAAGGTGCCAGCCGCTGCCGTCTTGTACCAAGCCTGGAAGGCTGACCCACCAATGATTTGCGCGCCCATGGGCTCTACAGAACCCTGGCTCGACGCTTGGTCGCTGACAACAACGTTCAGACCAGCATTGGGGAATGTAATAGGGAAATACACCGTTGTGCCGCCGTTCGCGGGAACACTTCCCGCACCCCATTGAATGATCAGCCCGGTCGGGAACTTCTGGTAACCGTTAGCACTAATCAACCCCACAAACTCATCGGCGAACTTCTGCATTGTCGCTATCGCGGTGCCCCGAACACCGGTGTCGGGGGTCGGCGCAGTCGGCAACCCCGTAAGCGCAGGGCTGGCAAGGTTGGCTTTGAGTGCACCCGCAGCGGCAACAAAGGCTGTTGTTGCAAGCTGCCCCGTATTGGTTCCCGGCGCAGCCGTGTTCGCGATTGGGATGCCCGTAAGCACAGGCGATGCAAGTGGGGCTTTCTGGGCATCAGCCGCAACCAGAGCCACCCGCACCGCCTCCACGAATGCCGTGCTCGCAATTTGCGTGGTGTTAGTACCGGCTGGGGCTGTGGGCGCCGATGGAGTCCCCAGCAAGGCCGGGGAGTTGATCGGCGCATAGCCCTGAGTGACGTCCTGAAAAGTCAGGGCCGTGGTGCCCAGGACAATCACCCCATCGGTAACCAACTGCCAACGGGTGTCGGCCAGCGTGGCGCCTTGCTCAACGGACACCATCAGTGCCGAGGTGACCTCGGCACTGATGTCGGCATCCGGGGCGCGCGTCCACACGCCGGCGGCGGCGATGTACAGGCCGTTGTCCTTGGCCACGTTCTGGTTTTTCACCAGCACCCGATCACCGGCCACCAGGACGACCGTGTCGAGAGCCTGAAGCCCGGCCAGTGCGATGTTAGCCGTAGTGGCCGCCCGCACCGACTGCTTGCTGTCGAGTTTGTACAGCTCTTCTATGATTCGCAGATCGACGTATTCACGCGTCGCCAGCACGACCGCCGGATCGATTTTAAGCGTGATGTTGCCGGAGTTGTTGACGATGAAATTCATCCGTACCACTTGCGTGCGGCCCGAGCCCTGCGACAGCAAAGGCTTGAAGCTTGGCGCACAGTTGGCCACCGCCACCATGTCCCCGTCCGCGTCATACAGGGCGATTTCGCGAATCCACTTACCGCCCTCATCCGCTGGAATCACCTGTTCGGCGATAATCACCGCCGCATTCGCCGGGTCGACCTTGAGTTGATTCAACGGCCGGCGGCGCCATTCGTTGATCAGATGGGTTTGTATTGCGCTGGGGATCGGGTCGGTGCCGCTGGCATCGCCCACGCCCATGTCCGTAATTTTCCACGGCACACCGAGCGCGTCGGCGTTCGCCTGCTTGGCCATCCCCACATTCGTGAGGATCGCAAAAAACTGTGAATTCACATCAACCATGGTAAATATCCAGAGTGTCTATGGAGAGTTCGCGCCCCACCACACCGAAGGTGCCGCTGACCTCGATGTCGCGCATCACCGGCGGGTACACGTCGATTTCGTCGCCTTCGTAGAGGCAGGCGGCAATGTTCAATTGGCCTTGTGTTTCGAGGCTGATCGCCAGCCCGGTGAGGTGCCGCGTAACGGGCTTGGCGTCGTCAATCAGGCGTTCCAGTTCCTGATACATTTCCTCGGTGATGCCGGTATCCAGCACGCCGACCTTCAGCGCGAAGGTGCCCGGCGTCCCCTCCGGCACCGTGTTGAACCACTCGGTAATCTCGATCAGGTAGCCCAGCGGCTCGACCACCCGACGCAACGCGCCGATGGTCCCCTTGTGGGCATGGATGTAATACGACGCCTTGATGGCCGCGCGCTTGGTCGCCTCCGACCACCGATAATCCCAACGGTCGACCGACCACGCCCACGCCAGGTGGGGCAGCAGACGCACCGGACAGGTATCGGGGTTGTACAGCGTGCGCAGCGGAACAATCGTTCGCTCGTAGAAACCCGCCTCCAGGGCGCGCTCCAGTGGCGTGCTATTGCTCGGCAGCAGACTGTTCATGTCGCCCCCGCCAGTGTCACCGTGTAATCGATACACCACGCCGCCTGGGCCTTGGTCGGCACCAAGTCGACCCAGCCGACCAGTTCAACCCGGGCCACGCCGGCGACGTGCAATTGCGCGTCCACCGCCGAACGGGCCACCTCGACCCCCAAGCGCTTGCGCGGATTGATCCACGCCGCCAAGCGTTTCTTGGCCTCGACCAAACTGGCATCCCCTTCGGGGCCGGCGCCGCTCATGTGCAGAATGGCGTCAATGCGGTAGTCGAGAATCTGCGCACTCTGCACCGCGACCCGGTCGCCCACGGGCCGCACGTCGTCGTCATTCAGCGCGGTCGCGACGGTGGCCAACAGCGTGGGACCGACCTCGCCGCGCCCTTCTGCACCCAGCACCGTGACCGTCACGTAACAAGGCGCCGGGCTTTCGGCCGTGGCATCGGCCACCAGACCCGAGGCATTACGCGCGTGCAGGATGTAGCTGTTACGCGGGCCGGCCGTGGTCAAACCTTCAAAGGCTAACTGGATGCGCTCGCGAAACGGGTCGTCCAGCTCCTTGACCTCGGGCACCGGCGGCACCGCCGCCAGATCCGCCGCCTGAATCACCAGGCGCTTCAGGTTGTAGTTCGCCCCCAACTGATCAAGATCAGGGCCGATCGCATGCGCCAGCAACAGCGCCTTGGCGGCATCGTTGACCCGGGCGCGGTTACCGACCTTCAGATAGGCCGCCACCTCCAGCAACTTCACCACCGGATCACTCTCCAGGTGCGCGCTCCAGTTGTCGCCCATGTAAGCGCGAAAGGTGCTCAGCGTTTCGTCATAGGTGACTTCAAAGTCCAACCCTTCCAGCACGTCCGGTGCCGGCAACGCCGACAGATCAACGATGCTCATACGCTCACCTCAAACAGAAAACGGTCGCCGAGGTATTCGCCGGCCAGACTCAGCCCGACCTTGCCGCCCAATACCGACACGACACGGATGCGCTCCAGCTTGACGCGCGGCTCCCACCGCCCGATCGCACGAACCGCCTCGGCTTGCACCGAGCTTTTCCAGCCCTCGTTAACCGGCATGTCGACGTATGAGGGAACTTTGCTGCCGTACTCCGGCCGCTGCCGGCGACTGCCCAACCGCGTGCCCAGGATGTCCGCGATGGACTGGCGCAGGTGCTCGATGCCGGAGATGGGCTGGCCGGTGTGGCGATCCATTCCGATCATCTAACTCACCCCAACGGTTCGAATTCTTCGTGAGCTTTCAGAAACCTGACGGCCTCGATGTCGGAGTCCGGCACTTCGACCACGCCCTTGAGCACCGGCAGGGTGCGCCGGGTCTCAGGCAGGATTAGCTGTCGAGAGGTGTAGACCTTGTCGCGAAACTTCAGCGGTGTCGAAGCCGACACCGACGCAGGTTGCGCCAATGGTTCAGGATTCGTTAGGGGAGCGTTGTTCGTCGCATCGATCTTGGCCATGTGTTTACTCCAGGCATAAAAAACCCGCGCTATGCGGGCTGATAGAAATAGAAGGTTTGAAAGCTACGGGTACCCGGCAATGGCAGTCTTTGCCACAGCATCTGCAATCGCGACCGGATCGCCACCGCTACAAGTGATGGTGATATTGGTCACTATCGAACGCTGTTCGCGCGTTACGTATCGGCCATGGCTCAACACCCGAACGAGGGCTTCGGCAACGTCTTCCGGATTAGCCTTGTTCAAGATGATTGGCCAGCGACTACGCATTCGATAGGCGTCGTAATGCTGGGCAATCTGTCCTTCCAACAACTTCACGATTGTCTCAATGTCAAACGCCGATTGCTCGGAGATGGGTTCGCCCGCCATTTTGACCTCAATGTTTGTGATGGTTGCTGTTCCCAGCGGTATCGATGATCGACATATCACTGTTGATATTCTGGGTAACGTGGAGTGGACCCTCGATCAACACCGCGCCCACCAACTGGATGACCATGGCTTTAACCGTCGCCGATTCCGGCGTGAGCTCTACCTTGGAACCACCGACTTTGGCCGTCACGGCGTCACCCGTAACGACCACCTCAGTACTACCGACCCTGGCCGTCACCGCGTCATCGGTAATGACCACCTCGGTGCTACCGACTTTGAGGGCGACCGTCCCGGTCGGCAGGGTGATGCTGTAGGCCTTGGCCTGCCAGTCGTAAACCAACGAGCCACCGTCGTCAAAACGCCAAACTTCCACGTGGTCGCGATTGTCCGGTGGCGGACCAGCATCACCGTACAGACCCGGAATAAACGTGCCTTGTGCCATGTCACCGCTGGCACTAACCAGTGTGCCCTGCTCGCCGATGGACGGTGCCCGCCAGTGCCTGGCCTTGCCGGCGGCGAGACTGTGCCAGCGCACCCAGGCGCTGACCCATTCACCGTCCGACACCCTGCACGCAGGGGGCGAGGCAGCCAGATCGACCGCCACCACATAACAATCCTTGACCACGCCTGCGAGCATTCGGTCATGCTGGGCGTTTGCGTAGCCGCTCATACACACGGGTCCAAATCAAAGTTTCCCGTCGGGCCGAGTATCACTTCAACGGGGAATTCACCACCTGCTGGCACTTCGGGGGGCTTGTCGGACCACGGCCATTCTTCAACACCCAGGTAGAGCTGATGGGTCCACTCCACCACCCAGACGGTGTAGCCATCCAACGCCGGCCGGCTCCAATCCTGCATCGCTTGGACGAACTCGGCAGGCTCCACCGCAATGCCCCAGGTTTGCATACGCAGCAGCACCGCCAATTGCGCCGCTAGGTGCGCGGCATGCTGACAGTGTTGAGGCTGTATGGGGTCAACAATGATCCGCGCCTCAAACCGGCAATTGAGAGTGATCTCCCCCGTTCCGATGTCCGGGCCAGGCTCCATCTCGGCCATCTCAAGGAACACCGCCGGCAGTGCAATACGGTCCTTGATATCCGGCCAAGCTGTCACCGCTCGGACTCCCGGCAGGTGAGCCAAAACCCCCTGCTCCATTGCCCGATAGAGTTGTTCAAGACTAAAAGGCTCTTCAGACATTGGCTGCCCCCTTCAGGTATTTTTGCAATTCAAAATTGAGTTCTTGTTGGAGGACAACCAGCAAGTGCTCATCCGCTTGCCGCACCCAGCTCTCAAAGTGGGGCCGGGCTTGTTCCAACGAAACCTTGGCCTTGGCCAGGGGAAAGCGGTGGTCGTTTTCTTCGATAAACCCCGAGCGGCGTCGCCCTTGCTCTGTATCGGGATAGTCATCCTCGGAAAAGTGCTTGCTCGCCGTGCGGATCCAGATGTCGGCTTTGCCGCCATACACTTTTTTATAGAAGGCTCCCTGAAAACGACGGCCGCCTACCGAGACCCCGCTGCTGGTTTGACGTGCTCGACCGGTGCGACTGGCTTCAATGGCATTGAGACCAAACCACAGCTTGCCGCGCATCGTGCCGCCATTGACCGGATACGCCTTCAGTCTCTGTCGAACAGCGGCGACGGCGATGCCCTCTTGCCTACCTACCGCCCCCGCAATTTTCGAGCGTAGCCATCCCAGGGTTTTGTTGATCGCACGTCGTTGGGCGGCGGCGGCCGCCTTCGGAAGCAATCTGGCAAAGTCCTGCAGCACTTGGATGTGCGCCGTTGACGGCTGGATAGTGAGCATGCCGCTGTTACGCTTTTGCTCGGAATAGCTGCCGACACTCATGCGCGCATCCTCAGGATCAACGCCACCAGACCGTCGCCGCTCGGCTCCAGCTGCAGCAAGTCGTAGTCGCCGCCGCCATCCAAGGCGGGCAAATCGACACTGACCAACAGACCGGGCTCCAGCCCTTGCGAATCGCTGACGCGGATTTCGAATCGCGGTTCACGCAGCCCGGTGTTGAGCTTGCCGAACTTGGGCTGTAACCAGGGCGCGGCGAACATCCCGAACACCGGTTCTTCGCGACCCTCGATCCGTGCTGTGTCGCCCAGCGTTTCGAACACCACCGCATCGACGTCGGCGATCAGATCGCGAAAGCCCACCGTCAGAGCTCCAGCAGAATCTGCGCCCGAGGTCGCGTGCACAGGTGCAACGGGTTGGACTGGGCTTCGCCGGCCATCCCCTTGCCGAATTGCATCGGCTCGATCTTGCTGTAGTAGGGGATACCCTGAGTGTTGACCGTTTCCATGTAGTCCGCCGGCGCAAACACCGAGATGTACAGATCAGGGACGCCCTCAGGGATCAGCAACGCCTTGTCGTCATGGATGAACGACACGCCGGCTACCTTGCCACGGTAGCGCTCCCAGATAATGCCGCCGAACTCGAAGCTTTCCCGGGCGTCCCCGCGCAACGCCGCGGCCTGCTGGCTGTTGAGGTAGGTCTCCTCGACCGACTTGTGCACAATCAGCTTGCTCCAGAAGTGCTTGCCACAGAAGGCGCGGGAACTGGTGCTGGTCACGGAGCCCAATGCGTCTTCTTGCATGTCCAGTGCTTCAAGGCACTTGACCCGTAATTTCGTGCTCGGGTCGGCCAAGCCCATAGACATCGTCTGTTTCTCGACGCCAAAGCGATCGTAAATATTCAACAGCGGCGTTTGGCCATCGGCATCGAGGATTACGCCATTGAGTGCACCCATACGCTGGAATTCGTGGGTCGCGTCCAACTGACGGCGCGCTTTGGCCAGACGGGTATTGACCACGTCCTGCACCGCCTGCAACTCGGTGCGAGTACCGAAGGCGCGAATACCCTGAATTTCGTCAGCCTTGATGGTGAAGCGCTCCGGCAGGTGCACGGTGTTGAACGGGATCAGTTGGCGCTTGCTGGCCGCGACCACCAGGCCCGAACTGCCCCGCTCACCGGCCGGTACCAGGGCCAGGGTGTCGCCGTCCTTTTCGATCTGCAGGGTCAGGGTGGTGATGCCCTCTTCGCGAAACAGGCCCAGGGCGCTGATACGACCCGGCAGGTAGGGTTGATCGTTGAGCGCAGCAGTCAGTGCAGTGACGGTGAACGCTTCGTCGTCAAAAATGGCGATATCGGCCATGGGTACTCTCCAGAAATGAAAAAACCCGCTCAAGGCGGGCTGGGGCAACGTGTCTGAGGGGCTTTAACGCACGATCAGGAAATGATTGGCCAAGTCTGTTTCAGCCTCTGGGTCCAGCCCAGTCAGGTGCACTTCGCTGACTTCAGCCAAACGCACCACCGCACGCCCACGGCGCACGATGTCCGATTCGCCCAAAGGGGCAAAAAGGATCGCGACGGCCGTCTGGGTACCGTCGTCGGCAGCCGGATCATAGGGGGCAAACTCGCCCGAGGCGGTGACCAGGCCGAGGACTTGGCCCGACATCAGCGCGGGGCCGGCCGCGACGTTGATGGTTTCCCGTGAAATGTTGCCGGCCCCCTCAGAAAGGAGAAACTCACCGGCGTGAATCGGTTCTTTTTTGATGGTCATACTCTTGCTCCTTTTGCGCCGCGCGTGGTGGCCGATAGAGCCGCTTGTCGCGTGGCCCAGATCGAAGTGGGATCAGGTTGTTTGGCCAGCACCTTGGGGGCCGGGTCATTCTCTAGGGGCAGGCTGTTGTCGATTTCAAAGCCCTTACCGCTGGTGACAATCTTGTCGAACAGACGCGCCCGCACCGCCGGGGCATCCAGCCCTGCAGCTACATATTCGGCACTGAACTCCGGCAACCGGGCCGCCACGCAGAGATCATTCACCGCCTTGGCTCGGACCAGCCCTGCCTCGACGATGGCTTCACTTTCGAGACGGGTCGAACTGAGCAACGGCTCAACTAGGTTGCTGATGCCCGCCGCGGCGCAACGCTGGGTGATCATCAGGGCCAGCTTGGCCGAATCGACCACGGGCGCCGGTAAGGGGTCGACAATCTCCACCGTTGGGTCAGGGTCGGGATCCGCATCGGGGTCCGCCTCCACCGGTTCATCGAGCTGGGCCAGCAATTCAGCCGGGGCGTGCTGATAACGCTGCAGCACACCACCCTGGCCGAGGCAGGCCTTGACCTTGATTCCCTCTCCGATTTCGTCGGCCAAGCCCAAGGCCACCGCTTCATTGGCGGTCAGCCAGGTTTCAGCGGCGACCAAGCGGCGCAACTCGACCTCATCGATGTCCGGGGCCTTGGCCTTGTAGGCCGCGATGATCGCCTCCATGGTCTGGTCGAGCACGTCGGCCACTTTGCGAAAGTCTTCGGCGTCCCCGGCCGCATACGTCCAAGGGTTATGGATCATCAACATGGCGTTAGCCGCGATCACTACCTTGTGTGCACCGCAGACCGCCACGCTGGCGGCACTGGCGGCCAGTGCATCGACCCGCCCGGTGCAGCGCTCCCCCAGGCGCGACAACGCATTGTGCATAGCAAGTCCGTCGAACAGATCACCGCCGATACTGTTGAACGCCACGATTACCGGCGAGACGCCGTCGTCCATCGCACGCAGATCCTGCACGAACTGATTGGCGGTGATGCCCCAACCGCCGATCTCGCCGTAGACAAAGACCTCAATGACGCGCTCGGTGGCCTCACCGCTGGCGTGTACGGCGTACCAGGTCTTGTCCTGCACCGGCACGCGTTTGCCCGCCCGGTTGTAAACGCGCGGTCGCGTTTTTTTGCTCATGGTTGCTCCTTGTCGTCGTTGGTGTCGACGGCATCCAGGGTGTTGTAATTGAGGCCCAGCTTGGTGGCCCGCGCCAGATCAGCGGCGTTTTCCAGATCGACCGTTTCCGCGTCGTAGCCGGTGCGCAGCACCATCTCGCTACGCGAGGAGAAACCGGCCTGCACTTCCATGCGCCGGGCCTGCACGTCCTGCACCGGCTGAATGTAAGCCCAGCCCTGCGGCACCCAACGGGTACGCAGGTAATGGCGGCGCTTCTGCGCGTAATCGTCCAGCACCAGTGCGCCTGACAATACCGCCATATCCATCCAGGCGGCTCGCACCGGGCGGCACAGCTGGTGGACGTACACGCTAAATTGCAGCTGCTCTAAACGGCGGCGGAACTCGTTGAGCACCACGCGCAGCGCTCGGTCGTTGATCCCGCGCATGTCGCCAGTGAGGATCTCGTACGGCGTCGCGGTGCCCGCGGCGGCGGCCATCAATTGCTGTCGCATGAAGTCATGGGTAGTTGTTGCCTGCGTCCGGTGGCTTGGAGAACTCCACCTCTTCACCGGGTCCCAGCTCCTGCATGGTGCCGGGCTCCAGCGCGACCATCGGGGTGAAACCGTCGCCGTCCATGTCCAACAGCTGACCGGTGACCGGATCGCGGGGTGTCTGCCCGGCGTCTGGCGCCGGGCGACTGATAAAACCGGCAAACAGATTGGCTACTTCCTGACGAAACAACACCGCGTCGTCGTAGTTGTCGAGACTGCGCAGGCGTTTGAGCACTGGCGACAAGCGCGGAACCCCACGCAACTGACCCGGTTCGACCGGCTCGAAGATGTGCAGCACCTGGGCGGCCGGCACACGGACCAACTGGTTGAACCCCGCGTTCAGCGACGCCGCATCGCGCGGATGGGACAGGTACATCCAGTACGCCGCGCGCTTGCCACCGGGCGTGAACTCAATGCCGGCGCGGATGATGTTGCCGCTTTTGGTGGTCTCGAATTTGTCATGGGGCACAAACTCTGGCGCCAGGATCTGCAGCTGCAACGGCACGGCGAGACCTTCGTCCAAGCCGCGTGGACGCAAGCGCACAAAGCACTCGCCCGAAGTTTCCACCGTGCGCGCCACCAGGGCTTGCTGGCCGTAAAAGTCGGTGCGTTCATCGGCGTCCGCTTCATCGACCCAATCCGCCCACAGCTCCTGCTGCACCTTGCGTAACACATCATCGTCGAGGGTCGGTCGCGGGGTGATGCCCGTGCCGATCAGGTTGCTGACACGCTTGTCGATGACGTTGAAGGCATACGGGTCGTTACGAACCGCCGCCCGGGAACGCGCGCGCAGGTTACGCAGGGCCGGTGTATTGATGCTGTTGATGCCGTTGTCCGGCGCATCCCAGCCCGCGGAGCGACGACCCTCGCCGGCACCTTCGTAACTGGCCTTGATGTTCGACGGCAGGACAAAGCCATTACGGGTCAGGGTTGGGAATTGGCGAGCCATTAGAGTCCTTTGCCTCCATGGTATAGCCGCACCACACGCGAGCGTGGTCCGGCCGAGTTGACCAATGACGTGCGGATCTGGTCGCGCGCCTTGAGCAGCTCATCGACCGTACGGTACTCCACGGTGCGGTCGGTGTAGCGCACGGTTTTTTCACCGCGTGCGATGGCCGCCTCAACCGCGTCGAGGTGCTTTTTTGTAAATGACATATCAGCGTCTCTTCAGGTAGCTGCTGCTGGAACTGCGGCGTGGAGGAATTCGTGCGGGTGGCGCTGGAGCCGCCGAGGCTTTGCGTGGTGCAGCGGCTTCGGCAGGCTTTTGCATCGGCACCGCAGGGGTGCGAATACGTTCGGCGACGATGGGTTTCTCCTCGAACAAACCGGACGATGTGCCAGCCTGCATCAAGGCGTTTTTAACCCGCTGCCAGTCGTGTTCCTTGTAGCGGTTGAGCCCCAGGTAATGCGCCATGGCTAGGGAGTACACCATCAGGTCGAGGGCTTCGTTGCGTTCAGCTTTGCCTTTGACCCACTCAATCTTTTTGTACCCTTTGACATACCGGGCCACCTTGCGCTCGGCCACACACTGGGCAAAAAAATCATCCGGCAAATCGTTGGCAAAGTGCAGTGCACCCGGACCGTCTTCCACCGGGTAACGGTTGTAAATCCAGTCCTTGGCGGTGTCCGTGCCGATGAGCCAGAGTTCAACACCGTTGCGCTCGGTCAAACCTTTCCAGGTCACGTCCATCATGGACGGGCGCTGGGCAATCACTGGCCGGCCAGGTTTACTGGCACCCTTGACCGCAAAAACATTACGCCAACGGCGCAAACGACAGAACTGGTACACCTCATCCACATGGTTGCCGCCGGAGTCGATGGCCGTGGCCAAAATGGCCAGTTCCACGCCGCACGGATGCGGGTACCGAGCCTTGAGCTTTTCATCGAGCGCCGCCCAGGTGCGCTCATCGGACGGGTCGCCCCAGATAATCTGGTAATCAATGATCCAGCGCTCCATGCCAGCGCCCCAGCCCACCACCATGAACTCCAGGCGGTTGCCTTGGGTGTCGACCGAGGCGGTGAGCATCAGGACCGCGGACGGCATCGAACCCAGGCCAAAATGCTCCAAACGCGCCCGAGCCATCAGCACCGATGCCTTGGTTTGTTCCTGAGCACTGTCCCAGACCTTGGCCAGACGCGTGTTGTAAAACACCTGCATGGGCTCAAGATCGCCTTTGTTCTGAGCCACCTTGGCCTTTTCAAACTGCATGGCCAATGCCGCCCAACCGGTCCAACCGGGTGGCGAGTACAACGCATTGAGGTTAAAGCCGACGGTTTCGCCATCGCCTTGAGCATGGGCGCGCCACTCCCCCTTCGCCAGCATCTCGCCCTTGTGGTGCTCCTCAATCAGCACATCACAATCAGGCCCGGCGCATTGGTAATGCACCACCTTGTAATCGCTCGAGTAATGCAGGCGCTCCCACTCCAGAATCTGCATGTGTCCGCAGGTTGGGCAAGGCACGTAGTAGTAGCGCTGGTCGCTGCTATCAAATAGATCCGCAATGCGCGAAGCGCCCTTGATCGTCGGCGAGCTGGAAAAGTAGAACTTGGCGTTGCGGCCAAAGGTACTGGCCCGCGTTTCCGCCAGCTCGACAGGATCGCCCTCTTCACCCACGTCCACGACCCAACGGTCCACCTCGTCGCCATATATATAACGGGCCGACAGCTCCGATAGGTTGGCCGCGGAGCCGGCGGTGGTGATGTACAACGATCCGCCTTCAAACTCCTTGGTGTCCATGGTGTTGCGCGCATCACGGGAACGGTTAGCTGCCACACGCTCACGCAACACCGGTGTCGCCTTGATAGTTTTGCCAATCCGCGATGACACGCGCTTGGCCAGACCCAGGCTCGGCAACAACGTCAAGACATTGGACGGCGCCATATGGATCAGACCGCCGATCCAGTTCAGCGCAATCTGGGTTTTCATCAGCTGCGAGGCCACCATGGTGACCACACGTTTGCAGGGGTGTGCCGGAGACAGGCAACGCATGGGCTCCCGGGCATAGGGTGTACGCGAAGTGCGGTACTTGCCTGGCTCAGCAGCCCCCGTATCGCGTGGAATACGCATGTACTCATCAGCCCATACATCAATCCAAACATCCGGTTCTGGTCTTAGCCCACGGAAATAAGCCTCACGGTACGCCTCTGCACCGTTTAGCATTTCCGGTGACATAGGTTAGCTCTCAGCAGTTAATACATGGGCAAGGTCCGCCGAAGACATGCGCTCTGCATCCTCAAGAACTCGGCGCAACTCCGCCGTCAAACGCTTTTCGATTTCCCAGTGACTGGTCATCGCGGCCAGTTCGGGTGCCAATTGCGGTGACATGCCCAGCAACAGATCACGCAGCGTGCGACCGGCGCTGTAGGCGGCGAGTTCCACTTGGGTCCGCTCAACCAAGAGACCTCGTCGCTCGGACAATTCGATCCCGGCCAGCTGCGCCAGATTGTGCTCACGCAGGGCACGGGCCTTCTGGAACTCGGGCTCTTCGTCCTGACCGAAAGTCGCTGTTAAGGACATCGGCAGGCCGTGACCGTCGCGCTGAGCACGATCCTGCTGGTGACGAGCGGCAACGGCGGCCTTGCTGGGATCGGCGGTTTCAAGAATCAAGGCCTCGGTGGCGAGGACATCGACCTTTTTCCCATCCGGGGCCAGCACCAAGCGGCTGCTTTCCTTGAGCTGGGTGACATAGCTGGGCGACCTGCCAATACGATCCGCAAAGGCCTTCTTTGACAGGTAGATGGGCGCCGTCACCGTCTTTTCCTTAGGATTTTTCTTACTGAAATTTTTCGCTGAAAATTTTTCTTACTGAAATCCTTACTGAAATTTCGCGCGACGCGCTTTAGCTCGGGGCTTTCAGCCTAATTTTTGAAATTTCAGTAAGGCATATTTCAGTAACTTTGCAGGGGTGCCGCTAACGCTTTCTCGCGGGTTTGCGACCCCGTGTCCTTTGGATAACTCCAGGGTCCCCGGCGTTTTTCGGCACATCAACCCTATGAACGGCCAATGGGTGTCGCAATTGGTCAAGGTTGCTCAGAAACACGGTGCTAGCATCGCGCGCACCACTGACCCATATCAGCGAGACACGCGCAGCAACCGGAGGCAAGTGACAATCAATGGCCATGGACTTCTCCCAAAAGATTTTTACAACACTGGACAAACTCGATAGCGTCTTTCAGCGACACAATCAGCCGGGCATTAATCAGTCCGCCCTCAATCAGGTACGTTCTCTCTGCATTGATATGAAAGGGCATGACGACTACATCACCGATAAGGCAAGCCGGATCACTCGCTTGGCGATCATTTACTACAGCGCCCGGAAATACCTAAAGCACTCCGGCGGCCACGAGTCGCTTATGACTGAGATGGGCTACCAACTGCCGAATGTGATTCGTAGCCAGGTCTTTCACCTAATCTCTTTGTCGACACACCCAAAATACGATTAGGGGTAGTCACGGATTAATTCCGGGCAGTAGCTATCGCCTGGTAGTAAACGGCCTCCTTGCCTATTGGAGACAAGACGGCGCCTTCACTGCCGCGCACAATTGAATGCGTTGTTCGCTCAGCAAAATCTCAAGATGGACAGACATAGCACCTAGCGCGGCCAAACGATCCGGGCGACCAGAATGGCAATCCTGAATCTCCAGATCAGCAACGACCCGCGCCGTGGATTCGATCGCCTCGACCAAAGGGCTGGCCGGCGATAAAAAGGAAGACACGACACCAGGGGTGTAGCTGATCGGCTCTGCGGCAGACAGAGCGGGCAACGGATCCAGCTCATTCACCACGACACTTTCTATGTGCGGAAAATGGGCTTTGATTTGGTCGCCAACGAACAGAGTCACCTGCTTGTCGATCAACTCCATACGCTCAGCCTTGACCAGTACGGACGATTCTTTATGCGGAGTAATCCAGTATTTTTTCAATTTATCACCTCGTTATAAGTTACGGGAGTTGATCAGTTGCATTGATCACTCCTGCCGTTTCGGCAATTTGATGTCAGTAAAACGGTCGGCCAGTGCGGCCACTTTCTTCACGCCAAGAGTGCCGATGACAGCACCGACAGCCGCCGCTAGGCTCGATGGAAGGTGAAAGTACTCGAGCAGCGGGAACGCACCCGACGTGATTGCGCCGCACAAGCAGGACTCAAGCACGGCCTGTCGCCGCCCCCCTCCCCCGTAGATGACGCGCAAGAAGGCGATCCAGCACGACAACGTCGCGGCATAGAACATCGGGGAATGTTGGCTGAGCCAGGCCATGACGATCAGCCATGTATCTGGTTTGTCGGGCATGTTTGGCATCCGGATTCCTCCCTTTCGGGGAGAGCGAGAATAGGTCCGGCACTCCCCGCCTCTCTCATCCGCTCGGAGCAAAGACGATGGCGTGGGTGCCAGATACGAAAAAGCCCCTGCGGATGCAGAGGCCTGAATGAGACCCTCTGTGAGCGAGCCGATTACGAGCTCAAGAGGGTGAGGAAAAATGTGTACAACCGGGAAAGCGTCCACACGGGTAGCTGCTTTCCTCGGGGGTACAAAAAAGCCCGCGGCATGTGCGCGGGCTTTTTCCATTGCAACCAGACGTATTCAGCAGGGGGTCAAGCCGACACCGTCAGGCGAAGCCTTGAACGTGGTTATCACGAAGTGATTGCTGGATGCGCGGAGGTTGCTTTTCAGGGCCTGGCCTTCGGGCTGACCACACGTTCGCCACATGGCCAGGGTCAGGTCCAGTCGCTGCATGGCGACACCCTGCGGCTCGGCAAGAGCCGACAGGTAATGCGCGGCGTAGTTGACGCCCGTGCGGATCGGCTCGGCAAATGCGCCAATCGAAAAACAGGACAGGCAGGCGGCGAACGCCAGCCCCAGGTACATCGTGACTCGCTTCATCATCGGTCATTCCTTGCTGGTTAGTTTTTCTTGGGACACAAAAAAACCCACACTAGGTGGGCTTTCGAGAACTATCTTCGAGTTACCAGTTACGCCGTTCAACCACCAAAAACGAACCTAAAAATGCACTAGCAGCCCCTACTATGGCACCGAAGAAATCAGCTTTTAAAAGTGAACTATGAGCGATCACAGCGCGCCCTGCTCGCAACGCCTCCCAGTCCGGTGGCGTGTCAACGAATGCAGCTTGCCAGCCATGCGGAAAGAAGATAATCAAAAAAAGCCCAACCGCGGCAACGATGTAAAACCAAAAATTTTCAGAATGCGTCAATACAAAATAACGCATAGAAATAACGCCTGCGATAAAAAGAAACGCAGAAAAACCGGTCCCCAAAAACTGTATCACTAGTGCGACCCACTCACCCAAGGTTGAAAGCATAAATCACCATTCGTCAATTATTTGAACAAAAAAGATACCAACTAATTGACGCACACAACAGTGAGAAAACAACATTTAAATGCAAACGACGATGGCTTCGAATACGGACATAAAAAAGCCCGACGCAATGGCCGGGCTTTCTCTGTGGTGTCGCGCTGAAACAGCTGAACACCGTGCCATGAAAACAGGTGTTTATCTGTACGGAAAGCTTTTTATGCAGCTTCGGTAGATCGATCAATCGCCCCGTCGATCCAGGCTACTCCGGCCTTGATCAGCTCCCAAGCCTTCCGCTCAGAAATCCCATGTTCCCGAGCAACCCTGTTTGCTGGCCACTTCGCGCCAAAGTAAAACCATACGAAGTCTCCCATTTGCTGCTCGCGCTGGATCAACCGAGCGAGCGCTGCATCCACAACCAGCGCTACGTCATCGGTGATCACATACGACTGCGTGCTGGGCTCGGGATTGAACTGGTTAATCATCGCGGCCACCGGAGACACGTACCGAGGAACACCCATTCCGGCCATCCGCCAGGAGCCCCACTGCTCCAACAGGTACTCAGTATCGCCCAGAGGCTTATCAACGTACGTTCGCTTTTTCATACGGCCTTCCTCGGATCTGGATCGCTCAGGCCAAACAGGTCACGGAGCAACCGGTCAGCGGGTTTGTTTTTTGCGTTACCGTCGATCAGCCAACGCTGGCCAAAGTCGTGAAAGCCGATCTGGGCACGACTTCCGTGCCAACTGGCGACCATATCCAGCAGGTAAGCCAGCGCGTTCGGCCCGCCGACTTTGACCTTGGCCAACTCCTCTCCGGCGATTTTCAGAAAGCGCCGTTCCAGGTCGCTCATGCTTTTGCGCGGCAATGCCGCTGTTACGTTACTCATTGCCGTCTCCTGGCTGCTGGTTTGGGGTGCCTTGGGCGTTGCCTTCGTCTAAAAACCTCCTCCTATGAGGTGGATACTGATTGGCGCTGCACGCCGCGTTATTCATGGCTTCCCCCGTTTCGTCAGTACTTCCTTGTCTCGCGTATGTCCCACCGTGCAGCGCATTAAATCCGCGCGCATCCAGCCAGACATGCCACGTCTCCAGCGCTTGGCGTTTGAGCGATTCGGCGCTGGTGTGGATGTACGCTTGGTCGAGATCCTTCATCGCATGGTTGAGCAAAATCTCACCGATCATGTAATCAACGCCCAGATCCGCCCATGCTGTTCGGGCCACCTTGCGCAAGTCATGGCTCGACCATTCGCCCTTGGCCATCGCCTTGAACAGGGTGCTGGCCTTGGTCGCACTCAGTGCTCGACCGGTGCTGCCGGGGAACAGGAACGGACCGGCGTAACCGGTCAACCGCTGCTGCGCCCGGTAGCGTTCGATGAGCGCACAGGCACGGTCTGTCAACGGCAACGTATGCGCCGCCTTGGTCTTGGTGTCCGCCGCGGGAATGAACCACTTGCCCGTGCTGGTATTGACGTTTTTCCATCGCGCCAGACGGGTTTCACCCAGCCGCGTACCGTGGCACAGCATCAGCGCCGCGAGCATGGCCACAGCGGGTTCCGTTGCGAATCGCGCCTCGAGCATCAGCAGCAGATCCCGCACATCATCGCTGTGCAGACGAGCGGCCTTGGGCTTGATCTTCGCCCGTACGAAATCGGTGAACTCCAGTCCGGCCAGCGGATTGGTCGGCAACAGGTCGAGGCGGACAGCCTTGCGCACCGCCACGCCGAGCACACCCCAGACCGAGCGCACGAACGACAGCTCATAACGCTGCTGCAGCGGCATCATCAATTGACGGTCAATGGTGGGGCGGTCCAAATCGGCCAGCGCCAGATTGTCCAGCCGGGGATGCAGATGGCACTTCAAGGCCGACTTGGCACTGGCCTTGCGTTTCTCCGACAGCGAACGGTCACCGATCATCCGGTCCTGATACCAATCCAGCAGTTGCCCAACCGTTGTCCAGGTGCTGGCAATGGATTTCGCCGTTGGGTTCGCTGACCGGCGCATCAGAATGCTTGGCAGCGTGGCCAGCATGGCCTTGGCGTTGATGCCCGGGTAATCGCCCGCCTTGCCCCACTTGCCTGCCACCACAACGTGCCACGCGCCTCGGGTCCGGTCCACGGTCGAATAGCGAAAGCGCAATTCGCGGTACCGAGGATCGCGCAGCTGGCGGATATCGCTGTTGGCGTGTCGACGAATCTCGGCATCACTCAGGGACACGGCCAGGGTTTTCGGAGTCAGGGTCATGACCGAGCCCTCCCCTTGTACTGACTGGCGAAAGGACGTTGCATCTCGACCTCTTCGTTGGAAGGCTCGCGCCCGGCGAAGTTGACGAAGCGGGCGAACTGGCCTTGCTGCTGGACCAGGCACGAACTCACAGGCGCATGCCTGCACTTGGGCATGATCAACTCAGTGACACCGTTCTGGCCTTCCTCACTGTCCATGTCGCGATGGACCAAGATGATGCAGTGGGCGTCCGCCTCGATCTGGCCGGAGTCGCGCAGATCGGAGGCGATCGGCTTCTTGCCCGGCCGCTTCGTTGATTCGCGGTTGAGCTGGGCCAGTAGGATCACGGGCACGTTGAGCTCTTTGGCGATGTTGACGATCCCGGTCGAGATCTTGCCCAGCTCGGCGGTACGGTTGAACGCCATGCCGTCAGACCCGATTAGGCCGATGTAATCGATCACCACCACGTCCAGACCATGGGCACGTTGCACCTGGCGGCAGATGCTGCGAATCCGCGCGACGGTGAGACCCGACTTGTCGCTGACGTACAGAGGCTTATCCATGATCTTGCTGACCGCCGACGTGAGCCGGGGCCAGTCATCGTCCTGCAGTTGGCCGTCATCGAGTTTCCGCAAATCGATGCCGCCGATGGATGCCAGCGCACGATTACCGAGTTCCTCTTCAGGCATTTCCAGTGAGAACACCATGCCCACGCCGGTGCCTGAACAGGCGATGTGCTGGGCGATCTGCAAACCGAGAGTGGTCTTGCCGCTACCCGGCAGGCCGGCAACAATCGTCACGGTTTTTTTGCGTAGTCCGCGGATCATCTTGTCCAGATCCACCAGCCCAGTGGAAAGACCCGACTGCACAACTCCGTTGAACTTGGCGTCAATAATGTCGACGTTTCGGGCCACGACTTCGTCCATGCGCTTGTAGTCCGGCTCACCCGTGTCCAGGTCGCGAAGATCAGCCATGGCCTGCTGGGCGCTGGCGATGATCTCGGCCACAGGCCTATTCTCGCTGGCAGAGTCGCGTACGACGTCCGCCGCATCGACCAGCCGGCGCAACACGGCACGCTCGCGCACCGTTCGGGCGTAGGCTGTCCAGTTGGCGGTGCTCGGCGTGTTTTTGGCCAGCTCCCCAGCGTAGGCCAGGGTGATATTCCCGCTCGGTAGGTAGGGGCGAAAATCATGGAGCGTCACCGGATCGATGGGCGCGCCAGTGCCATGCAGGTCAATCATCACCTGGAACAGCGCGGCGTTTTCCGGATCGTGGAAGTCGGCTGCCGCCACGTTGGTGGTGATCGAATCGAACAGGGTACCGTCCAGCATCAGTGCGCCAAGCAGAGCGTGCTCCGCTTCATCGCTGTACAGCTCGCGATAGTCGTTCATGCGCGCCTCCGCTCGGAGTCCCAGGTGAATCCGGCCAGCAGCGCCTTGTTCTCGCGTAGGCGGTCGAGCGCTCGCTCACCGATGTACTGGCCAAGCCCTTTGGCGTCCATGTTCGAGACCACCACCGTAGGCCGGACCAACTGATAACGGCGATCAAACACTTCATGCAGCATTGCCAGCTCGTAAGCGGTGCCGGCCTGGGCACCGACCTCATCGATCACCAACAGGTCCAGGTCCGCGAGTTCGGCAATCACGTCGCGCTCGCTGTAGCCGGCGTCGCGATCCATCGAGCCTTTGAACACCCGAATGATTTCGGCAGCCGACGTGATCACCGCGACGGCGCCGAGCTGGCGAACAACCTGCTGGACGATGCTGCTGGCCAGGTGAGTTTTCCCGGTGCCGACGTTGCCGCACAGCAGCAGGTTCCGACCGGCTCGGTAGTGATCCTCGAAGTCATTCGCATAGCCCTGACAGATCGCCAGCGCCTGGCCCATGGCCGAATTGTCGACACGGTAGTTGGCGAACATGCTGCCAGCGAAACGTGGCGTGATGCCAGAGCCTACAAGCGCGCTGTTGACGCGTTCAGCGCTCAGGTGAGCCAAGGCCTGCGAATGCTCAGAGCTCCCGACAGCGGCTACGCGCAGGCCGCGGAATTGGCACTGCTTGCACGGACGGACCAACATCGAACCGTCGAACTGCTCGACCTCGGAGCGAGCAATTTCGCCATGGATTGGACATTCACCTGTGAACATGCGGCTTTCGGGTTGACGACGGAAATTAGAACGCTGGGCCATTGGTCGCCTCCTGGTACATGTCGGGGGTGTGGGTCGGTAAGTTGGTGTAGCTCGATGACTTACCATTTTTGGCACCTGCGCCAGGCAGGATCGACTCTGGATAGATATCGCTCCACGAGTTGGTGGTGGACTTATCCAACACCGCATCCGGCTCCGAATGGTTAGCCAGCTTCTTGGCGATCAGTTCGCAGGCCCGCAGCGTCAGTGGTGCCCGCTTCGCCTTTCGCATCTCGCAGAAGTCAGCCCATGCCTGATCAGATGCGTTCGCCGGCTTGGCAGTCAGCGGATTGAACCTCAAAGCCTTCTTCTTCGGCGCCGAGGGAGCGTCAGCGACCGTTGGTTCTTTCTCTATTGATTGAGTAATAGAATCCTTTATTAAGTAGTTGCCGGTTTCCCCACACTTCGGAGAACCCACACTTCGGCTAACCGAATATTCGGAAACCTGTAGGTTCGGTTCGTAGTGCACGATTACGCGGCGGCCGAGCACTTTGCCGGTGCCCTCCTCGCGGACTACTTCATGACTAACCAACCCCAGTTCCTTGAGGCAGGCCATGGCCTTCGAGTAGCGGTCACGGCCGATCGCGAAGCGTTCTTGCAGGTGCGAGCCGATCACCTTCCAATCACTGGAGCGAGTTTGCAGGTAAGCCCAGATGGCCAGCGCGTCAGGGTTGACGATCATGGCCACCACGTCATTGCTGACCGAGCTATACGGTGCCTGCTTGGCGTATAGGATGGTCGGCGTGGCCTTTTGCACGTTCACCGGCTTGGTCATAAGTCCAACTCCCGACTGACACGGCGGACGAAGTCGTCATACCCCTCATCCATCACCAGACCTTCGTTCTCCAAGGCCTCGCGGTAAGCCCTGGCGCTACCGTACAGAACCCGGCGATCACGCTCTGGCAGCCCCTTGTAGTGTCCATAGCAAGGCCATGGGCCGGCGATCACCGACACCGGGCCTTTCTCGGCGGTTGTGGCTTGCGGTCTGGTGCTCATTGCACGGTCTCCCACGCAGGGAGTTGCTCGACATTCGGTTCCAGCACCAGCTTTTCTAAACGGACTTGCATTACCACTTTGCGTAGGGCGTCTGGGTCCATGCCCGTTAGGCGGCGAAGAAGCACACGCAATGCAACGCATGCATGGGCTATTTCAAACTTCGCATCGTCAAGACTTTCCGCGCAGGATTCATCGTCGAAAAGTATCTCCTGCGCAAGATCGACGCCGGTCCAGGCCTTGTAAGCCAACTGATCGTTCGTAAACTGCTCCATATGCGCGTCATCGATCAGTATCGGCTCTGACGAAAGCGTCTTTTCGTTTTCACTCATGCGGAAGTCCTCTGGCGCAGCTTGAACCGGCCTTGCTGAATGTCGGGATGGGTGGCGCGCTCGGCGGTGACGAAGCTACACTCGGTAACGAACCGGTCGAATCGACGTGTGATGTCTGCCTTCGGCCAGATGGCGTATGGCTGGCCTCCGTCGTCTGCGTGCTTGCTGCGTACCATGGCGAACGGCAAAGGGGCGCTGGGGATATCACGCATCACGGCATTGATCACCCACGGTGGGATGCTGTGGCGCAGGTTGATCCTGGCGCGGATCGAAGTCATCGACTCGAAACCCGCGGGCATTGAGTCCAGATAGCGAACCTGCTCGACGTTGGCCACCCGGGTTTCGATCCGCTCTAGCGCCACCTGTTGTTCCCGCTGCTGGCGCTCGACAGCCACCAGGTGGTTAGCATTGGCGGCCGTGATCTCGGCCTGGGTCATTGGCCGGGCGGCCTGTTCTTCCAAAGCCTGCCAGCGATCAACCAGTGCGGCGGTGAACTCAGGACTGAGCTGCGCGACCACCACAAAGCTGTCGCGCTTGCATACTTGGTACTGCTCGACGGTCTGCCCGAGGTGGTTTTTAACTTCCTCAATTTGAGGGAGTTGAATGGTCTTACGCTCTGCCAGCGTTTCAATAGTCCGCTTCACGTTGTCGTGACGTTTTCCCACCAGTTCGGCGATCTCTTGCGAGGACATGGTGACGGCATCTTGGAATTTGGCGATGGTCATAGAACGCCCCCTGCATTGATAGCGCCGTGCGCGGCGCCAGCGTGACGATGTGGCCAAAGGAAGTTACGGGAAACGAACGTGATGGATTCGAGACGACTCTCGATCTCTGTGGCGATAGGGTTACTCCAGCCGCCGAGCGCAGGAACAACTTGCGCGAGAAGGATCGACCGGAGCTCGTTGAAAACAGCACGAGCTTCATTCATGCGAACCATGTCCTCGGGACTGACGAGCACGTCGCGCAAAATTTCACCTTTGATAACATCAGGGTCGATGAGTGACAGAGATGTCTTCATGGGCGCGCCTCCTTTGAAGTACGCGCCACGTTTTCATCACTCACAGAATGTGGCGCAGCGCCCGCTTCGGCGAAGACCGCATCGGTGCGCCGCTCCAAACTCTCGCGTTCGCAATCGAGTTGGCTGTGCCAATCGTCTGCGTTGTAGATAGCCAGGTTTGCGACGGCGGCGTAATGCTCATCGCATCCTTGCCTCAGTCGATCTTCAAGAACATGGAGAACGCCGCGCATCCAGGCAAGGTGTTCCACGGCGCAAGCAATCTGGAACGTCGCATCCCGCGCGATCTGTTTTTGCTCGTTCATTCGGCACCGCCTTGGGCGATCACGGACTCGATACCTGCATGAGACGCGTAAACAAGCGCAAGCGCCGCCTCGGCCGCGAAGAACACCAATGTCGCCTGGTTGGAGCAGTCAGGCGTCGACATGAGGTCACGCAGGCCTGCCACCACGGCCTCGAGGTAATCGGTTGCGGCCTCAAGTGAATCAGCCACTCGAATACCGCCTGCTGCGTTGAGAACAGCGCAAGGACCGCGCACGCAGTACTCATGTTCGAGAGTCAAAAGTTCAGTGTTCATACCCGCGGTCCCTCGTTGCCGCCAGAGGGAAGTCCCTTCTGAACCGACCACACCAGCGCGCTGACCGTCTCAGCCAAAAAGCCCAACGCCGCCATGCCGTCGCAATAGGCCAGTTCGCCCATGTTCAGGCTGTCGTGCATATGACGGCAGAGTTGACCAAGGCCGGAAGACAAAACCTTCGCTGTTTCGAGTGCGTCCTCTACGTCTGCGCCAGCTGCGACGCGGAGCAAATGCACGCCTCGGTTATCGATTGGGGTCTCACAAAAACCAACACAGCCTGTCAGCAATGCTTGCGCTGATAATTGGGTAGTGCTATTTTTTGGGTGCATGAAATCGTCCTCTAGACGAAGAAGTTTCTAAGTTGCTTGCTCGACACAAGCGATGGGTTTACGAAGGCCAGCCTCGACAGCTGGCCTTTTTGTTGCCTGGGATTCAGCCGGACAACAAAAACTTGAATGTGGCGTTGTGGCTCATGCCGTCTTCCTTTTCATTGGGCAGGCAAAAGCCAACCATTGGAAGTCGCTGACTAGGTCCTACGAAGGGCCTTCCATTTTTCTGCGCCATGCAGTACTTGACGATACTTACGAAGCGAGGGCCTCAGGAGGGTCAAGTAGTCCTTTTCTGTAATAGTGGGTACCGAGTGACCCATTTCTGAGCTTTTGTCCTGCGCAGAGTTGAATAATCCGCTCACACCATCGGGAAAACTTTTAATCTCGATTAAAGAATCGCTACCGCAGCTTGCAAAAGATTCAGCATGCGGAATCACTACGGTCCGATCTGCACGGACTTGCGGATTGATGAAGCCGACCTTCAGTGCTGAGTTGATCAGACTTGCCCTAATAATCGAGGGGATGGCGTTGTTCATAACGCCACCTCAGCGCTGGATGGATTTACAGCAGGTTTTTCGGACTGCTGAGGAGCGACCTTCCCGGGTAAGCTTTGCTCCAAAGTCGCCGGGGAGTCTGGATAAAGATCAGGTCGCAACCGAGAGCGAGAAATACCAGACGCAGCCTCAATTCGAAGAACGTGCTTGGCCGGAACATGACCGGTGGCGCACATGTGCTGAACGTTTTGCGGCGTGCATCCAAGCTCCTTGGCAAGATTAGTCTGGCTCCCAAGCGCTTCAGCGGCGCAGGCCATGGCTTCGATACTCATTGGCGATCCCAGCGGACTTATGACATTGCGGCCGAGCCTACAACTGCGCATTGAATTTTACAAACGAAATTTGCAATGCCGCCTACAAAGGACGCTTGTACCCTATGGACATGAGCAAACTAAATCTCCCGAAAGTTATTGCTGAAGCTCGCGAAAAGCTTGGACTCAACCAGTCGGAGCTAGCTCGGCGTTTATCTGTTTCGCCGCAGGCCGTCCAAGCCTGGGAGTCAGGTCGCGCCACTCCGCGAGCAAGCAAATTTCGCGACCTGGCTAAAGCCCTCGAAATCCCTGCACACGTTTTACTCAGGGCGTCCGGTGTAATCACCGAGGCCAACGCCTCGGAATACCATCTCAAGTACCAACGCGAGGGCCAAGCAGCATTTGAAGAACAGATGCTTAAAGACTTGAGCATTTGGGATGAAACGACCCCGCTAGAGGATGATGAGGTCTACGTTCCCCTCCTACGCGAAGTCGAGTTATCAGCGGGCTCTGGACGCTTTGCGATTGAAGAACGGCCAACCTCCCACCTTCGATTTTTGAAGCAGGACCTCAGGGCCAATGGAGTGCAGCTCTCCAACGCAAAATGTGTCGGAGTAAGCGGAAGTAGTATGTTTCCTGTCCTTCGGGATGGCGCTACGGTAGGTGTCAATATTGGAAAAAATCAGCTGACTGACGTTGTAGATGGCGAGATGTATGCAATCAGCCACAATGGGCAGTTACGCATCAAACAGTTGTTTCGACTCCCTAGCGGCCTGAGGCTTCGCAGCTTCAATCGGGATGATCATCCCGATGAAGACTATTCCTTTCAGCAGCTACAAGACGAACAGATCGCCATCATCGGTCATGTTTTCTGGTGGGGCATGTTCGCTTAAACCTCGCTTGGAACTGCACCCGCGGCATTCTTCGCACGAAAACTACAAATTTTGTTTGCAATTACAAATTTGTAATTGTAACTTTGCATCCATCGAAATCAGCATGGAGCAAGCGCGATGCAATCCGAAACCCTCTCCGCACATGGATTCAAATGCGTCCTCGGCCGTGGCGCAGCCCCTCGTGAGTTGCAATGCTTGATGGCAGTTGCAGCCGGTCTGACTTCAAAGGAAGCGGCTCGTGATCTTGGTGTTGCTCAGGACACGGTTGACAAACGTCTTTTGTCGTTAACCACAAAGCTTGGCGTTACGCGTCGCGCCGCTCTGGTTGCCCAAGCGATGCTTCTCGGATTGATCTCAATCTCCGGCAATCCACCGGTGTTTCCTGACCCGCAGCGCCCAACGAGCGAGCACGATGGCATCTTCATCGCCTGACAGCAGAAGCAGTGGTGTGCGCCCTTCGCCAGGGCGCAGTCCGGTGCGTAAGCCTCAGCAAAGCGACATGGAGTCGCGTTTCACGACCTCATATTCGCGAAGATCCAGCAACATGACAGACCTGATTTTGACCGAAGACGAATATCGCCAGTTGGTGCAGTGCGAAGACGGGAAGCCGACAACTGACTCGTTGAAGGTCGCCGAGAAATTCGGCAAGCGTCACGACAACGTACTGCGCTCAATTGACAGTCTGAAATGCTCGAAGAAATTCCGACTCCTCAATTTTGAGGAGTCCTCCTACATCAACGAGCAAGGCAAGCTGCAACGCATGTTCACCATGACCAAAGACGGCTACATGTACTTGGTCATGGGGCTCACCGGAAAGAAGGCGGCAATCTGGAAAGAGGCATTCATTGAGGCTTTCAACTGGATGGCGAATGAACTCACCTTCCGCTCAATGTCGTACGAGCAGCGCCGGAACTATTTGATGCTCGAGTACAAGCAGGAAAAGAGCTTGGCAAGTTTTGCAGGTAAGACCATGCGCCGCTGGCAACTTAAGAAGCCCGTAATTGAGGGCAAGTTGCTGGCAATTGAGCAGTCCGGGCAGCACACCCTGCTACTGAACTAGAACCACCGTAACGCCCGTTTAACCAAAACCGATTTTCGCGAAAGCCAACAACGCGGCCGGGATTCGTTCGGCCTGGAGAAAGTAAATGCCACAGAAAACACTGACCCCATGGCGCCTTTTCAAGGTGCTGATCTCGATCTTGATCTACATCGCCATCTCGGCGGCGTGGCTCCTATTCGCGGCCCGCGACCTGATCAGCAGCAGCTCTGACCTTGATGTCGTTGGCGGCTTCTTCGGCACCGCTGTCTGGCTGATCGCGACCGCCTGCCTGCTCCTCCTCATCGCCTCACCAAAACCTGGCCAATCGGCCAACACCACGGAGAAAGACCAATGAAGCGGATTGCCGCCATTGCAATGCTATGCCTGCTCGCCATCACGGCCGGTTGTTCGAAGGTCCCAGCCGGCTACACGGGCGTGATCGTAAACTTAATGGGGAGCGACAAGGGCGTGGCGCCCACCGAGGCCACTGTGGGCTACAAGTGGCTGACGCCGAACGAGGAACTGTTCCTGTTCCCGACCTTTAACCAAAACTTCAACCTTCAACAGGTCAAGTTCCAGGACCGAGACGGCATGACCATCAGCGCGCCGATCGGCATCACGCTGCGAGCGAAGCAGGGGGCAGCCCCCCTGCTGTTCCAGACCTACCGCAAGTCGATGGATGAAATCATCGAGGTCAACGTCCCGCAGGTGGTGCGTAATGCCTTCAACAACGCAGGCTCCAAGGTCAAGGCGTCCGAGGTTTACGGTCCCGGTAAAGAGGCCTTCCTGAAAGCTATCGAAACCCAGGTGCAGCAGCACTTCGACAGCAAGGGCATCGTGGTCGAATCGCTGTACCTCAATGGCGAAATCGTATTGCCACCCCAGGTAGTCGAGGCCCTGAACGCCAGCATCACCGCCACCCAGAAAGCCCAGCAACGCGAGAACGAATTGCGCCAGACCGAAGCCGAAGCGGCCAAGGTGCGTGCCGCCGCCCAGGGTGACAAGGACGCAGCGATTCTCAAGGCCCAAGGCGAGGCCGAGTCACTGAACATCCGTGGCGAAGCGCTGCGCAAGAACCCGGGCGTCGTGGAGCTGAACGCGATCGAGAAGTGGGACGGAAAGCTGCCCGTTTACATGACCAGTGGCACCGCCACTCCATTCATTGGCATCGGCAAGTAGGCCGAGCCCCCGGGGCGGTGAAATGCCGCCCCCCCCTATCAAGGAGAAATCCCATGTTGATCCTCACCCGCCGAACTTCCGAAACCATCCGCATCGGCGATGACATCAGCCTCACGGTACTTGGCATCAGTGGACAGCAAACGCGCTTGGGCATTAATGCGCCCGCCGGGGTCGCAGTTCATCGTCAGGAGATCTACGAGCGTATCCAGGCCCAAGCGGTTGCGGCTGGCCAACTCGAACAAACTACCGACATCCCGGTAGTTACCGAGTCAATGCACATCGACGACCGCGTGAAGATGATCGGCGCCGAGCCGGCCTATCTGACGGTGGTGTTCAAGCTGCCAAGCCTTAACGACGCCCAAGCGCTGATCGACAAGCTGCCTTACCGCCAAAAAGCCATGGGAACCGAAGCTGAGGTGTTCGGGTACTCGGCAGGCAATCTGATGGAGGATGCCCCATGCGCGTAATGATCGCTATTGCCCTACTTCTGATCGTCGGCCAAGCCAGCGCCGATCAGCCGCAAGCGCTGATCGATGTCCAACACGACAGCCGACACCAGGTTACTTGCTGGATCACCCCGCAAGGCGGCATCAGCTGCTTGCCGGATAGTTCGCTCCCACAGAAGGCCACCCCATCAAGTGAGACGGGCCGGGCCTCTCCGACCAAATCTGCATACAGAACCGGGTCTTTGCAGGCCGCTCCGCTCCCACAGGTAGAGGGGTTCCAGCTATGAATACGAGCACGCAAAAACCTGTTGCCATGGGAAACGAGTTTGCCAGCCTGGGCACTCGTCTCGTTCGCCTCGGTCATGCATTGCAGGAGCCGAGCACCACGGTTCATGAATTGGTGGCTTTGGCGATGGCCTGCGGTATCAAGCTGCAGATGCGTGCGGTCGCCGAGTCGGAGGGGCGTTGCGATGGCTAAAACAATTCTACGGGTGCGCCAAGGCGCGATTGCCTATTACCTGAACGAGTCATCCACTGGCGCCAAGAACAGCGGTCGTCGATTCATCCTGAGCCGCACCAGCGATCACGGAAAGACCAAAGATGGCTGGGCCAAGGTCAACACCACCGAGCACCAGGTGCTGGTGGATACCGTTGGGGATGCTGATCGCTTCGCCGCCTGCGCCAGCCTGTACGCAAGCAAGCCGCATCGCCAGCACGTCGACCGTCACCACATACGTGGAATGGCCGGCAAGTGGGAGGGCGTGGCGTTTCCAGTGCGCGTGACGCACGGGCGTGACACGACACAAAACGCGAACGCTGAAAACGTGTCGCGACACGAAACACGGTGAAGCTATGCGCTATGTGACTGTCAGGAAATTTGCCAACGAATCTGGCTACACAGAAGACGCGATCCGCTCGAAAATTCGTGACGGCATCTGGCGGCTCGGTGAGATATGGATTAAGGCGCCGGATGGCCGGACGCTACTCGACGTAGAGGGATATGAATCATGGGTAGAGGCGGGAGGGGAGTTCGGGCGGTCTCCGATACGAGTATCGAAATCACGTTCATGTATCGGGGCGTCCGGTGCCGCGAGCGCATCACACTCAAGCCCACCGCCACTAATCTGAAGAAGGCGGAGCAGCACAAGGCGGCGATCGAGCATGCGATATCGATCGGTACCTTCGACTACTTGGTGACATTCCCAGGGTCTGCCCGTGCCGCGAAGTTTGCGCCCGAGGCATCCCGCGAAACCATGAACGGTTTTTTGACCAGGTGGCTCGAGGCGAAGAAGAAGCACGTGGCCAGCAGCACATTCGATGGATACCGAAAGCTCGTCACCCTTCGGCTGATCCCTGCCCTGGGTCACACGATGCTGGTAGATCTGAAGCGAAAAGCCGTGCGCGACTGGCTCGACACGCTGGAGGTGAGTAACAAGACGCTCAGCAACATTCAGAGCTGCCTGCGCTCCGCATTGAATGACGCGACCGAAGAAGAATTGATCGAATTGAATCCGCTGGCCGGATGGACCTACTCCCGCAAAGCTGCACCACCGAAAGAGGATGATGTTGATCCCTTCAGTCCAGAGGAGCAGCAGGCGGTGTTGGGGGCCCTCTCCGGTCAGGCTCGCAACATGATGCAGTTCGCCCTATGGACCGGCCTGCGCACGAGCGAACTGGTAGCGCTGGACTGGGGTGATATCGACTGGCTACGCGAGGAGGTGATGGTGAGTCGTGCGATGACCCAAGCTGGCAAAGGTACGGCAGAGACTACAAAGACTGCCGCTGCACGTCGAAGCGTCAAGCTGCTCAAACCCGCTATGGAAGCACTGAAGGCACAGAAGACGCACACGTTCTTAGCTGATGCTGAGGTCTTCCAGAACCCGCGAACTCTCGAACGATGGGCCGGTGACGGGCCGATCAGGAAAACGATGTGGGTGCCTGCGATGAAGAAGGCAGGAGTGCGATATCGCCGCCCTTATCAGACGCGGCACACCTATGCGTCGATGATGTTGTCAGCCGGCGAACATCCGATGTGGGTAGCCAAGCAAATGGGGCATACCGATTGGACAATGATTGCCCGCGTGTATGGGAGGTGGATGCCCTCTGAATCAGATAATAGTGGGACAAAGGCAGTAGAACGGTTTTCAGCTAGCCAAACTGAAATCTTACTAACGGTAAAGGCATAACGCTATCGTTGAGGTATAGTTCGCGGTTCCGACGTCAGGATGGGAAGCCGATGAGTCACCGCGTAGTTGAACTGCATTGCATTATGCCGATAGAGAACATTCCATCGGTGCTGCAGTATGGAATTCTCAGCCATGAGAGAGCCTCGAAGCTTCCCCACTCGTCGGTGGCAAAGCAAGAGATCCAAGATAGGCGCGTGGGTAAGACCGTGCCTAATGGATTGCGCCTGCACCAGTACGCGAATCTATACTTTTGCGCACGGAATCCGATGCTATACCTGCGGAAGCCTAATCACCCTGACCTGTGCGTCGTCCAAGTCAGTCGTCGTGTCCTCGACCTGCAGAATGTAGTCATTACCGATCAGAATGCCGCGTCAAACTGGGTACGGTTTTATTCCTATCCAGAGGGGTTGCGGTGGATCAATTTTGACTATGTATTCGCGGACTCTTGGCAAGACGATGATGAACGTATTGGATGGCAAAAAAAGGCTGCGAAGTGCGCGGAAGCGCTCGTGCCTGGAGTGGTGGCCCCCGAATTCATCACAGGGTTCTACACTTGCGATGCTCGGGCCAAGGCAAGGGTCGAAGCCGTCCTAGCTCAACAGAACAATGGGCTAGCAGTGACATTGAATTCTCATCTTTTCTTTAGGTGAATAGTGTGATCAAAGTTCTGATAGGAGACATATTCCAGAGCAACGTGCAAACGTTGGTTAATACTGTGAATTGTGTTGGCGTAATGGGCAAAGGTGTTGCGCTTGAATTTAAAAAGCGTTGGCCTGGTCTCATGCAGGACTATGAAAACCAATGCGCCAAAAAGCTGGTGAAACCAGGAATCCCTTACATATATAACGACATGTTCGGGACTTCGATTGTAAACTTTCCCACCAAAGATCATTGGCGCTCAGCATCACGCTTGGCTGACATCCAGAAAGGCCTAGAGATTTTTGTAGAACACTATAAAGCATGGAACATCACTTCCGTAGCATTCCCTCCCCTTGGATGTGGGAATGGCGGCTTAGAGTGGGAGCTAGTAGGACCTATCATGTATAAAACACTCTCAAAAATAGACATACCAGTTGAAATGTATGCGCCATTTGGAACTCCCGCGAATCAGCTAACCTCGGACTTCTTAAACCCTTCACAGTCTCGACTGTTTAGCGAAAGTGACCATAAAGGCTCTCGAAACCAGAAAATCAATGACAACTGGTTCGTACTGCTTGAAGTTCTTTATCAGCTTGAAAATCAACAATTTGCGCCAAAGGTTGGAAGGACAATTTTCCAAAAAATATGCCACGCGATAACTGCGCTAGGTGTAGAAACAGAACTTGATTTTAAAAAGGCTAGCTACGGCCCTTTTTCTGACCAAGTAAAAAAACTACTCGGAACATTAGCTAATGCGAATCTGATAGCCGAGAGTCAATTGGGGCGCATGAACACCTTGTCGACTGGACCAGAGTATCTAAAGGCGAGAGAAAAACGTCAAGATATCCTTACAGTTAACATGTCTAAAATTCATAAAACTGTTGACCTATTTAGTCGCATCAAAAACACTGAGCAGGCCGAAGAAGTAGCTACTGTATTCTATGCAGTTAGCAAATTGAAAGATGAGCAAAAGGTAGCAATTGTGCCCGAGCGTGAAGTCTTCGACTTTGTCTTATCTTGGAAAAAAGCTTGGGATAATGACGCGAAGCGGGAAGCCATTGCCTCAGCGATTCGAAGCTTGTCCATGCTTGGCTGGATTCGGGTTAGTTCAAGCGACTGTCTTCCTCTGGTAGAGATGACCGAGGAGGAGTTCTGCTTTTCCTAATGACAGCTTTTCGCCAGCTTTGAAGCTAGAAGCCCCGTACAAGCAGACTTAGACGGGGGTTCAAATCCCCCCGGCTCCACCAAATACGAAGCAAGACAAAACCCGCCAAGTGCGGGTTTTGTTGCATCTGGGGTTTGGAAAATTGCGGAGGATTGTTGTGGCGTCCTGTCGACTCACGCCCACATCGGCGACTTATCAGCGGCATCCTCTCCGGCACTCTGCCGACCGCTCGAAATCCCTGATCGCTTGACCGACGCGTGGAGCGATTGACCCACTGGCAGACCACGTTCACGATCAGTACTTGATGTCCCGGGCTGTGCGACGGGTATCTTGCTTGGTACTGCGCTTGTCCTGGCGACACTCTACGTTGCTCTTGTCATTGCCCTTTCTACACTCATCCTTGGTTTGCCGGGCATCGGAGCGCCCTTCCTGCCGGGTATCGCGAGCATCACGCCGTTGTTCACCCTGCTCGGTCGCGTAGGCGGGCAGCGTCACCCACTGCACGCCAGCGGCGATGAGCAGCGTCGCCAAGGCTTTCAAGTAGTGCTTGCGAATCATCATTTTTCTCCCATTTTTTATCGCTCAGTCGCTTCGTTTGCTCACCGAAGAACTCAGCGAAAACGTGTGTTACAGCGTGCGCTCGCGACTCTCAAAGCACTTTGCGGTATGTGAAATCTGACGATATGGACAGACAGGCAGTGGCGCAAGGCTGTTATCTGCATGATTGCAAGATGGACATCGGTAACGACTCAGTTTGTTCTATGAAAACCCCAAGATGCGGGGTTACAGCCAACGTTGATTACGGATTTGACCGTGGGCTCATCACTGGATCGAACCGGCGGGCTGGGCAGCCCAACACAATCGGGCCTATGCTGGCGTTCTATTCGCAAGGAAGCCGCCATGAAATTCAAAATGCTGATTGTCGCGTTAACCCTCTCCCTGACGTCCGGTTGCGCGTACTACAACGACCGCACCACGGACACCAACAAGAACGGGCGGATTGCCTGTGATGCCGAGCCGGCCAATCAGCCGGGCTGTTATACGAAACAGTCGAAGGATTGGAATTGGGGTGGGTTGAAGTTTGGGGTCGGGGCTTCGAATTAGTTTCGGGTCCTACAGACGCTGTGATTTTTGGAGAGATTTCCGACAGGTTTTGACGGTTGTTGGGTGGGAAGCAGAGCCCGTAGGCTTTGTCGGTCGCTGCGCATCAGCGATCGGGTGTGGAATCCCGAGATAAACAAACTTGCCCCCATGGCATACTGCGGCGCTTTTTCAGCCGCAGTTTTAAGTTATGGCGGCTGTGCGTGGGAGGCCTTCGGGTCTGCCGGGTTTTGTCCGTTTATCTCGGTTATTCCACCCCGCGCACAGTTGCCACCCATTCGAGTGGAATCGGAGCAGGGGCAGCGCCTATGACTCAACGGACGATATTTGCCATGATTAAAGAAACCCCAAATCCGCCTACTGCGGACGACGCGCCCCCCTGCTCCGCCCTCAAATCCCCCGCATCCCGCAAACCCAGCACGATGTTTTTCGTTTCGCCGGATATCAACGACGAAGACCTGTTGGCGCATGCCTGTGAGTCATTGGCTTCGGCGAGTGTGATGACGAGTAATTTTGCGGGGTATCTGGAAGGGCCGCATCGGCACACGGCGATGGCGATTCAGCAGATTGTGATGCTGGCGGAACTGGCGGTGAACCGGATGCTGGATAACGTTGAGTTGCCAAAATCACCACACTGCTAG